TTATAGCGCAAACGATATTCGATCACGGATCGACGAACCACTTATCGCACCTGAAGACGGCGGCGATTCATACCAAAATCCTAACATCGGACCAGCCTCCGCACCAAAAACTGAGCCGAAAACCGAAGAAATCGAAGCATGAAACCTTTAATTCCACAACTTCCCGAGCGCGAGAGCCGTTTTTTATCGGCACAAATTGAACTCCGCGCTGCCGCAGAAGGCGAAGAGCCGAAGAAAGTCTTTGGCTATGCGGCAAAATTTAACAGTAGATCGGACAATCTCGGCAGCGAGGGCTATCAGTTCTACGAGGTTATTCAGCCAGGAGCGTTTGACGAGGTGCTGAATGATGATGTTCGCGCATTATTTAACCACGAATCAAGCGCGATTCTCGCCAGATCGAAGAACGGCAAAGGTAGCTTGCAACTCGGCATCGACGCAACAGGTCTTTGGTATGAATTTGAAGCCCCAGACACACAAGTGGGACGTGATCTACTCACTAGCCTCAAGCGTGGCGACGTGGATCAGATGTCATTTGCTTTCCGAGTCATTCGTCAAAAGTGGAATGACGACAGAAGCCGCCGAGTTTTGACCGAAGTATCTTTGGCCGATGGTGATGTTTCAGTTGTCACTTATCCTGCCTACCCAACAACCACAGTTGAGGCTCGTGAACATATCAAGGAAGCAATCGCAGCGATGAAAGAAGGCCGTGAAGTAACCGGCGAATCACTTATCGTTGTGCAGGCTATCTTGGACAAGATTGACGAATCTTATGAATACCTAGGCGAGGGTAAGTCAATGCTTGAGACTTTGCTTGGTGTAGTTCCTGAAATGGAAGAAGAAGCGAAGCGTGAGCAAGTTGGCGACTTTGTGGAATGGGATTCATCAGGCGGAACTGCAAGAGGCCGCATTGAACACATTATGGAAGAAGGCGTGCTTGGCATTCCCGGCACAGATTTTTCAATTACCGCCGAAGAAGATGATCCTGCGGTTCTAGTTCGCGTTTATGACGAGTTCCGCGACGGATGGCGACCAACTGAAACTTTGGTCGGCCACAAGATGAGCGAACTTCGCTACATCGACCCACTACCTGAAGCCACCGAAGAAGAAGGTCGCAAGATTTCACTTCGCTTGGCAAGAGCTTTAATTAACTCAACAAAATAGATTTCTGTTCAAAAGAACAGATTGAAGTCGGAGCCAACCTCGCACCCGATATGCGCCGCGAGCATCTTGGCCACCACCTCTCAAACCAAACTCACAAGGAGCAAAACTCAATGTCATATCTTGACAAAGTAGTCGAGCGCCGTGATGCAGTGAAGGCAGAAATGGATGCAGTTCTTGAGGCAGTAGCCGCAGAGAACCGCACCGATTTGACCGCAGAGGAAACCGCAAAGGTTGATGCTCTCGTCGCTGAATCCCGTTCTCTTGACGAAAAAATTGAAAAGCTCTCTGCACAAGTAGCAGCCGATAAGAAGGCCGCAGAAGCTCGTGCAGCAGTAGCAGAAATCGCAACACCAAAGGTCGGCGGCTTCAAGGTAACTTCTGAAGCACGCACCTACACTCCTGATTCAGGAAACTCATTCTTCAAAGATGCTTACAATGCACAGTTCAAGTCTGACTACGCAGCACAAGAGCGTCTTGTTCGCCATCAGCGCGAAGAAGAAGTTGAGCGCCGCGATGTCGGAACTGCTCAATTTGATGGTCTTGTAATTCCACAATATCTCGTTGATCTCGCAGCTCCATTGGCTCGCGCAGGTCGCCCATTTGCGGACTTTGCAACCAACAAGATGACACTTCCACCAAGTGGAATGACTCTGAATATCTCCCGCATGACAACAGGAAGTACAACTGCCGTTCAGGTAACACAGAACGATGCAGTAAGCGAAACTGATGTTGATGACACACTATTGACAATCAATGTTCGCACCATTGCCGGTCAACAGGATATTTCTCGTCAGGCTATTGAGCGCGGAACCGGCATTGACGCATTCGTCGCTGCCGACCTCATCAAGTCATGGCACACAACACTTGATTCACAACTTCTCAATGGATCAGGAAGCGCAGGACAAATTGCAGGTCTTCGTGGAGCAGGCGGAAACGCAATCACCTTCACATCAACTGCACCAACTGTCGGACTCCTTTATCCAAAGTTGGCAGATGCGATTCAGCAGATTCAGACAAACGCATTCGTCAACCCAACTCACTTTGTGATGCACCCACGCCGCTTGGCGTTCTTGCTCGCAGCAGTTGATTCCTCAAACCGCCCACTCGTTGTTCCTGCCGCTAACGGCCCATTCAACGCAGCAGGTGTCGGTGCAGGAGCTTCTTCATACGGCAACTCCGGTTATCAGATGATGGGTCTTCCAATCATTACTGATGCAAACATCGGAACTACCTATGGAACAACCACAAACCAAGATGAAATCTATGTTGTCACCGCAGGCGAAAACCACCTATGGGAGCAACCAGGATCACCATTCACACTTCGCTACGATGCAACCGGCGCAGGCAACCTAACCCTCAAGACTGTTGTTTATGGTTATGCTGCTTACACCGCAGGTCGCTATCCATTGGCTAACTCCATTATCAGTGGAAGTGGTTTGGCAGCACCAACCTTCTAGTTTGAACTAGAAGTCAAGATTGTGCAGAGGCGGGCAAGGCCCCCCGACTTGTTCGTCTCTGCACTTCCTAACAGTTCGGGGGAACTATGAAAACAGGTCACACAGTTTCAATCGGGTCTTGCGATCCTGGAATGGTCAATGGTGGATTTGCTTATCACCTAATTCAATTAGCTTCAGCACGCTCAAGCAGATTAGGCCCATTCATTCGCATAAAAGGTTCAGGCTTACTTTCTAAACAACGCAATCGAGTTGTCAAGCAATTCTTAGAAATGACGAATTCTGATTGGCTCTTGATGCTTGATTCAGATGAGCAACTTGATGTGCGCACATTTGATATGTTGTGCGAAACTGCACACGATAAAGAACGCCCTGTCGTTGCTGGTCTAGTCTTTGCAGGCTTCGGTGTTCCTGGCAAGCCGTATCCCAAACCTGTGCCAGCGATATTTCAAGATTCACCCAATGGATTTTTACCACTTTACAAATACGACAAGAACTCGGTTTTTGAAATTGATGCCGCAGGCACAGGATGTCTGATGGTTCACCGCAGCGTTCTTGAAGCAATACGAGACAACGCTGATCCGAATCAAGGTAAAGATTGGTGTTGGTTTTGGGATGGCCCTATCAAGGGTGAATGGATTGGCGAAGATTTGCTTTTCTGTCGTCGTATCAAATCTCTTGGCTTTCCAATTTATGTGAACACAGGCGCAATTCTGCCTCACTCAAAATCATATTGGCTAAAAGAAGAACATCACGATTCATGGCGCGACTAAAGCGCAAGGAAACCGCAACCGCAGAGCCGAAACTTGAAAGAGCGACTCCGCCAAAGGTAAGGAAGAGGAAATCTAGTGGCAATCACGAACGGATACGCGACGCTCGCAGAGCTGAAGTCATCACTAGCGATAACCGACACCAGCGATGACGCTTTGCTTGAACTTTCCATCACTGCCACAAGCAGAATGATTGATGATTACTGTGGGCGCTTCTTCTACGCTGACGGAACTGTCGGCACTCCTATCGTTCGCTATTACACCGCGCAAGACCCTTGGAGTTTAGCGGTGGATGATTTTGTCTCCATCTCTGCCATTGCAACTGACGACAACTTCAATCAAACTTGGTCAACTGTCTGGTCAACTTCTGATTTCATGACAGAGCCAATCAATAACCCGCGCCGTGGTTGGCCTTACACAAGACTTCTTGCCACAGGCGCCTATGTCTGGCCTTATTACTTGCCACAGGCAGTCAAGGTCACAGGCGTTTGGGGATGGTCTGCAATTCCTTCAGAAGTCAACCAAGCCTGTCTGATTCAATCTTCACGGCTCTTTGTTCGCAAGCAATCGCCTTTTGGTATTGCAGGCACTCCTGAACTAGGAACAGTTCGCTTGGCGTCACGACTCGATCCTGATGTTGAGGCTCTCCTTCGCCCAATGAAGCGAAATAACGGGTTGGCAGTATGAACCCAAGCACCGTCAGAGATAGGCTTAAAACGGCTTTGCAGACGATTTCAGGGCTTCGCGCTTATGACTTGATTCCCGATACCGTCGTGCCACCTGCGGCGGTTGTAGGGCAATTAGATTTCACATTCGACATTGACAATGCTCGTGGTTTAGACCAGGCGCAAGTTGATGTCCTTGTGATTGTGCAACGCTTTTCAGAAAGAACAGGTCAAGACAAGTTGGATGCCTACCTTGCAGGGTCGGGCGCTAGCTCTATCAAGGCCGCAATAGAAGCGGATCGCACTTTGTCGGGAGCAGTGAACACCTTGCGAGTGACCGGAGCCGAAGCAGGCACCTATGACTCACAGGGCGTCACATTTCTCTCGTATAGATACAGACTGACGCTGTGGGGATAGGAGACTCATGAGTTACAAAGTCATCTCAGACCGCGTGGTCTGTGGAAAGAAACAAGGTGAGATTCTTACCTTGAAAGAACTAGAAGATGCAGGCACCAACATTGACGCTCTCATTGTCGGCGGCCACATTGAAGCAACACAACCAACAATCAAACCAGCACAAGAAGGAGCCAAAAAATAATGGCACGCATCGTTCTCACGAATGCCTATGTCACTGTCAACTCTGTTGATGTCAGCGACCATGTGGCATCTGTTACCCTCAACTCATCCATTGATGTTGTTGAGACAACCGCGTTCTCTACAACCGCAGCTCGCACCCGTATCGGCGGTCTTGCAGACAACTCAATCACTCTTGAATTTCACCAAGATTATGCTTCAGGTTCTATTGAAGCAACAATCTATCCGCTACTTGGCACCACAACTTCAGTTGTAGTCAAGCCAAATGGCTCAACAACATCGGCAAGCAATCCTGCCTACACATCAACTGTTCTCGTTTCAGAGTGGACACCACTCAACGGCGCAGTTGGCGAATTGGCAACTGCTTCCGTCACTTGGCCTGTAAGCGGCGCAATCACAAAGACGACTGCATAGTTTATGGCAAGACTAGTTCTCACTAATGCCTATGTGACATTCGCATCAACCGACTTGTCGGATCACATTGCGAGCGTCTCCTTGAATACCACTTACGACATCGTTGAAACAACGGCGTTTGGGGATACGGCAAAAAAGAGAGTTGCAGGTTTGGCAGATAACTCAGTGAGTTTTGAGTTTCATCAAGACTACGCTTCAGGCTCGGTTGAATCTACGATTTACCCGTTGCTTGGAACTGCTATCACTTGCGAAGTCAGACCCGTGAACACAACCGTCAGCGCAACGAATCCAAAATACACATTCTCGGTTCTTATCTCTGAATGGACACCGCTCAATGGTGCTGTGGGAGAATTGGCAACTGCGTCTGTGACTTGGCCGATTTCCGGTGCAATAACAAAAGCAACATCATAAAAACCCTAGGGGGAAAAGATGGATGGACTAAAAATCCGCGTAAAGACTAATGATGGAATGGATGCAACATATTCGTTGCGCCCAAGAATCATTGTCGAGTTTGAACAAAAATATAATAAGGGCTTGGCAAAATTGATTGCAGAAGAGCAGAAACTAGAACACATCTATTTCCTTGCTTGGTCTGCAATGAAACACAATGGTCGTGTCGTCAAGCCTTTTGGCTCCGATTTCCTTGACACTCTT